GTCTGCTTGAGGATGTCATCGAAGCTGTTGGCCTTGTACCCCTCGGTGCCGGTGAGTTTGTTCAGACCCGGGATCTTTCCCATCCCTTGCATGACCTGCTCGATCGCCGCCTGAAGACCGGCTTGGAAATAATCCAGCGGAGTCTTGAACATGTGGATTAGGAGCACCCCGAGGCGCTCAATGAGTCCTGCGACCACACCGACAAGACCGGAAATCAGCAAAGGGAGTTCTCCGATCAAATTCATCACTCCCTGGGCAAGACCTTCAAATACCTGACGCATCTGCTCATCAAAATCGGTTGAGAAATTCTCAAAAAACGACCCGATTTCTTCCCCGATGCCGGAAAGGTCGATGGAATTGCCAAGCTCCAGCAATGGCTCGATCGCGGCCATGATCGGTCCAGCCATGCCGATGAAAAGACCCGAGAGCTTCCCCCCGATATGCTCCAACTGGTCATGGGCTTCCTTGAACAAGTAGGCATTCTCACCCATGAGCTTGGCCGTATTGGAGAGATCCCCCATGTTCTTGAAATCGGGATTCTGAAAGACCTGAAGCAGTTCACCCCCCGATTTTCCAAAGATCGCAATGGCAGCCCGAGCGCGGTCACTCTGATTGCCGATTCCCGCAATCGCTGTCCCAATATCACGGAATGCTTCTGCAGGAGCCTTACTGGCCTCGGCCTTGGGATCGAGATTGAGTTGGCGGAGCACCGGAGAGCCCCCCTTGGTGCTGGCTGACTCACTCAAATACTTCTGCATTTTGTTGACCGCAGGGCCGATCTTCTCGGCCTCGACGCCCGAGTCCTTGAAGAGACGACGCATCATCATCAGGTTCTCAACGGCGATGCCCGTGCGGTTCGACAGGTTGACCATCTCGTCACCCAGCTCGACGGCCCCGTTGATTCCGGCCATGATGCCGCCGATCGTGGTCAGGGCTGCGGTCACCTCGGCAATCGGTGCTAGGAGCGCCTTGAAATCCAAATGATCACCGATCTTGCCTGCCTGTTCGCTGAATGCTTTTAGCTCGCCCTTGCTTTTGTTGAGTTTGGAATCGAACGACCCGGTGATCAGGTCGAGGTAGAATTGGACGCCGGAACTCATAAAAATTTACTTCATCGGGAGGCCGGAGGCCGCCATCTGCTTTGCCTCAAGGTTTTTCAGGATCTTGACCATGTTCTTGATCTGGTTGTTCACCGCGTAATCGACGCGGCGTTGCATGTCCTTCACATGGCCCGCAAAGTTGACCTCGTTGCTGGCACGGAAAGCAATCCCCTTGGCCCCCACGCTCAAGGTCATGGTTCCGGGGGCGGCATGGCGCGAGATCCAGGCAGGGACGCGGATCTTGCCGAGCTTATTGGCCGCAGGAAGCCAGCCGCTGGCAAGGAATCCGACCATCTTTTTCTTTTGCTGGCGGTAAGCATTCAGAATGGAGGATTCAATGAGGAATCGTTCGTCTTTTGTTCCTTTGTTCAGTCTCCTTTCCACCCGTCCGGTCGATGCCTGACGAAAGGAACGGTGAACGGATGCCGGAGATCCAGACGTTGGAGATCTTCTGCCAGCCGAACGCATGATCTTGGCAAGATCGTTAAGCACGGCTTGCTCCCCCCTCTTCTTGGAATCGCTTCCGGTCGTCATCTCTCCCTTGCCATCATTGGCCGCTGCATCCCATCCGCTCGGAGGAGTGACGGAGATGACCGATCGCAGGATACCGCGTGCTTGAGTCTTCATTGCCTCCGTCCGGGAGCGCTTGGAATCCCGCATGTAAGTCTCAAATGTTTTCAGGAACTTGTCCGTGTTGCGGGGTTGGATCGTTACAAAGGCCATGAGATTTCCGGGGTGTCTTCTTCTTCTGAAGGAATGTCAAAGTAGGAAGAGAGAGCATTCAGTTCCTCTAATTGGGCCTCCTTCGAGGGGCTCGGGTCCACCGTCCAGACGTCATGACTCCGCCAGCAGGCGTGCAGGTACTGAAGCAGACGCGCCAAGGGCATCCGCAGGATCTGGCGTTCAGGCCACCCCGTTTCCTTCGCAATGGTAAAAACCAGCGAGGCCGTGCGGGATGGCTCCCTCAGTTTCCCGGGGCGGTTTCCTTATTTGATCCGCTGCCGGGCTTCTCCTGGACATCGACCGTGGCTTCCGCAATCCCTGCCAAGATACGTTCCACCACCGAACGGAGTCCCACGAGACCTGTCATGGGAATCTTGCGGGCAAAATGACGCACTGCAGTCTGATAGGCCGTAGCATCGTCGCTCTTAAACGGCACGAGATCAGGGTCAGTCCCATGGATATACAGGAATTCGGTCATCTGTTGGAGTTGTTCCGTCGTCGTGAGTTTGGCCGAAGGGTCGTAAAGAAATGTCAGACCCGCATCGATCACGATCAACTGGGTTTCCAAAGAAAAAGGGCTGAAGGTGATGCCATTCCAAACGATCGGGGTGGCACGGAATGCTTTGTTCAGCACGGAAGTAGATGATTTTTTGCTCATAGAGATATTATTTGGACTTTTGGATCATGGCGGAGGCACGAAGATTGGCCTCCAACATGGCCAGAAGCTTCTCGGCAGGGGTGAGGGTCTTGAATCGGACCTTCTTCAGCTTCATGACTTTTGCCCCGGGGCTCTTCCGTGCAAAAATTGGTTCTTTGTTTTCCATTTCAAAAGATCTCCAACATCTTTTTCCCTTTCTCGGTCGGGACGAGCTTGCCATCCGGCCCCCGCGTCGTCGCAATGTAGGCGCTGCGACCGCTCTTCTGGATGTGAAGCTGCGGGGGATTCTCCCGGATCGCGTCGCGGAGTTTGCCGAGCTTCTCCATGAAAGTGCGGAGGTAGGTGATCGGGTGGTCGATGTTTGCGGAAAGCCAGGCACGGTCATTCCACCGGCGGAGCAGTTCATTGGTGGAGATGGTCTCACCCTTGAAGTCCTCGAAGGTGATTTTTCGATCCTCGGCCATCCAGACCACTGTCCTGGTCGGCTTCCCTTCCTCGGTGCCGATGGCGTTCATGTAGCCTCCCTCCTTGACCAATTCCCCACCACAGGTGAGGAGCGCGGCGATGGCCTGCGTGTTGGGACTCTTCAAGGGATCCTGATCGTCCTTGAGGTAATGGTAGGTGCTTCCTGTTTTCATAAATTCATTCTCAACTGTCACCGATCAACGAATCGGTCAGGTCGTGGCGTTCGGGAAAATCTTGGCCGTGTATTTGAACGACGCAAAATCGTCGTTCTTGCGCGAAGTCTCAACGGAATCGACGATGACCTTCCCACTGAGGCCGGTCGGAGCAACCGTGGTGGTGGCGATGGTGGCCGGATTGGTGTCGCCGTAACCTTCGGCGCTCAATTCGCCCGTGGGGTCGTAGGTGGCCATGCCACCGAACTCTCCGGTTGAATTCATGTAGGTCTTGACCTCCAGCTTTTCGGAAGCCGTGACCTTGGTCAGGGCCGTGCTCGTAAGAAGGTGAATGCCGATGCCGCCTGTGTAAGTTGCTGCCATGGAAGTGGTGAGTGGGGAGGGTTAAGTCCTGTGGTATTAGGAATTGGTGTAGGCAACGGCCTCGACCTTGGTCTTGGGGAAATCGTCGTTCGTCTCGTCCTGGCTGACGCTGATGACCGTCAGGGTTCCAGCCGCAACACTGGCGGAAGGAGTAAGTGCGAACGATGCAGTGCCAACGATATCGAGCGAAACTTTGCGCTCTTTCATCGGCAGCGGATCGGCTCCGACCGTGGCTCCCGTCTCGTCGCGGTAGGTCTTAATCGTGGCCGTGGTCGTGTCGGTGAAAGACTGGACGTTGCCCGTGTAGTTGGTAGAGATCGGAGGAGTTCCGACGCCGAAGGTTGCGCTCATATCCCTAGGCAGAGTGTCAAAGTTTTTTATTCCACCACCGGCGTGACCCCGATTTCCACATCGATTTCGATCACATGCCTTTCGTGATCGACCTGTTCCCTGACCGTCATGCCGGCGAGTCCGGCATAGTTCCAAGAGTTCTGGGCGGCGTTGAAATCCGCAGCCAACGGCGACGATGGCCCCTGACCATATTGGTCAAATAAAACGGCGATTTGCGACGCCCTGGTGCGGTGCAGTGTTAGGTTGCTACCGGCTGCGGGTGTTGTGAGGCGAAGCGGGCAAGTCGATTTCCAGAAACCGAGGGCGGAACGCTGGGCGCTGGTGGCCTCGACAATAAGAAGCGGTTGGCCGTTGGGAATCTGTTCGGCACTGGTTCCTGGATGAATTGCAAGCCCCGCAAGGAAGCTCTGGGTCGAAAGGATGCCAATCAGGCCAAGCTCGATGTCTGCGGTCATAAAAAAAAGAAAGGCTAAAAGTTAAAAGCTAAAGGCTAAAAGTTATGGCGTCTTGAGGGTGACGCGGGTTTCCGTTGCGCGGGCCGGATCACCACTTGGGGGAATGATGTCGAGGATCTGGTAGACTTCACCCGTGGATTGCAAAATCACGGCTTCCCCAAGCGTGGGGGCCGGAGTGATCACCCGAAGGAACCGGCACTCGAAGCTGGCGTCACTACGGTAGCCGCCGAGCTGCAAGTCGAGCTTGGGATCCGGGGTGGACAGGACGGCCCGTTCGGTCACGCCACGGTACGTCACAGAACTCGCCAAAGCATCACGGCTGCGGGTGGCACGCGACGCCATGCGGGCGATGCTGTCGGAAAGCGCCATTTTCCCTAGCTCCCCTTAACCTTGGAAATAACCTTTTCCACTTTCTCCACGAAACTCTCCACGGCGCTTTCCACGACATTTTCCACCTTGTGCTCGGTGGCCTTGAGATGGTCGTCGAGGATGGCGATCTCGGCGCGGAGATTGGCAGGAATCGTGGAAAGAAGCGGACGGATTTTTGCCCAGGCGTCGGGTGCATTCATAAGAATCAGGCGGAAACGGGTTCGGATTTGGGTTTCTTGGCGGATGGCTTGGGAGCCTCGGGAATAAGTCTTTTGCGGCGGATGACTCCCCCGGAGGAATCCCACAAAGAAATAATGCCGAACTCGGAGTCGGAGTTCTTGGCATGGAAGGTCTCGCGCAGCGCGGCGTAGTCACTGGTAGGCCCGGCAAGGATGCTGTGCCGTGGTTTCCGTGGGTCGCTTTCTTCCGAAAGCGTGAGGATGAAGGTTCTCATCGGTGATGTCGTTGGGTGGGATCGTTGGTTTTTTTGGTTGGATCTCTTCAGCCCAAAACCCCTCCCCCGGAAATTTCCAGAGGAGGGGCGGAGCAGGAGAAGTGAATCTCTTAGGCGGAGACGATGCGCTTGAGAGCGGCACCCTCGCCCTTGCCGTAGCCGTAGTTGGCCTCGATCACCATCTGGACGGTGTCCGAGCCGGGGATCGGGTACTCGCGGTACTCGAGGGTGAGCCCGTTGTCGTCAGTTGCAGTGACGTAACGGGTGATGCGGTCGTCCGCAGGAGCGATCGGGGCGAAGGCCACCAGTGCCGCGTCGGGAAGGGTGGCGAAACCGACAAGGTTTTCGCTGTTGGCGGGGATGTTCGGGGTGACAAACACGTCGAGACCGGCGATGTGGGTGAGAGCCCCCTTGAGCTTAACATCCGCACCGGCCTGACCCATGGCGTTCCAGTTCGCAATGGAACTATCCTTGAGGAGCGCTCCATGGTAGGTGCTGGAAAGCACGAGAGAGCGGTTGGCGACGGGCCAGTAGCTCTGGTTGATCGAAGTCACGATGTCGGCGATGTCGGTGAAATCAAACGCGGTCGGAGCTCCGGTGGAGACGGCGCTGCCATAATTAGCAGCCGTGACAACACTCAGGATGTCGATCACGACGTCATGGGCGAGAGCTTCGGCCTGACGATCCATCAGCTTCTCCACCGAGAGGTGGGGCTGGCGGGCGAGTTCGTAGCCGGTGATATTGAGCGCCTGATATTTGCGCTTGTTGATGACGACCGGACGGCTCTGGACAGTACCGGCATCGGCGCTGTATGAACCATTGAAGTCGCTGGAAGCGGTACCCTGAAGCGGGTAGTAGGGAACGGTGATCGTGTCATTACCCTGAAGAGGGATGCCACGGTAGACGGTGGAGAAAGCGTTAATCGGGGCCAGAGTACGCTTGAACGCCAAAAGGGCGTTTTCAAGGATTGCCTGAACCTGAAGATCGCTGGCGATGGAATTGGCCATGATGTTAAGGGATTAGGAGTTGGGGTTGGGGTTGGTGGGATTGCTCCCGGGGTTATTTCTTGGAACGCTCGGCGTCGTACTTCTGGAGAACGGCCTTGTGTTCGCGGAAAAAGCTGGTCTTGGCGGATCCCTTCAGGGAACTCCACTGGTCGTAAATGGAAGCGGGGTCGTTCGTGGCGGCGTCGGCCTCGATCGGAAGTGCACTGGCCTCGAACCCAAGGGCCGCGACCTGATCCACGGTGGCCGCTGCGACCTCCTCATCGATCTGGCGCTCGGCCTGCTCAAGGGTCTCTTTGACCTCGGTGAGCTTGGCGATCTCCTCGGCATGCAAAACTTTGGCGCTCTCCAGGGCGGAGGCGTGATCGGCGGCAAGTTGCTCCAGCTCGCTGACCTTCAAGGCGTGGCTTTCGGCGGCAAGCTCGAACTCGGCAATCAGGCCGTTCTTGACCTCAAGGAGCGCGGTGGCCTCGGTGAGGGAATTCTGAGCGGCGGCAAGGTTGCCAAGGAGCGTTTCCTTTTCGGCAAGGGCGGCTTTAAGTTGGGAAAAGATATTCATGTGGTTTCCAGCTTGGTGTGGTGTCAAAGTTCTTAAAAAACGGGCTATCAGATGCCGTCGTTGTCGTCATCTCCCTCTCCGTCCCCGTCCTCGTCCAGATCCTCGGCAATGAGGGAGACGGCTTCCGCGATCCCCGAGACAAGGCGGTCGGCAAGTCCGTTTTCCACGGCCTGTTCTCCGTCAAACCATTGGCCCTGCATGGTGGCGTCACTGATCTTGCGGCCCGTGGCTTCCAGACGATTTGCCAGGACTGAGGAGGTGAAACGGCTGTTGGCCCGGTCCACTCCCTCCTGAAGGAAAACGCGCTCGGCATCGGTGAAGGATTTCCCCTCAAGCCCAATGGCTTTCAGAGATCCGGCCTTGAAGAGTTCAAGTTTCAACCCCTCCATCTCGTAGGCACGCGAGCTGTCGATCATGGCCAGATAAGTGCCGATCGATCCCACATCACTCGATCCGGTCACAAAGATCCCGGCGGTCGCAGCACTAGCAAGCCAGTAGGCTGCCGAACACATCTGAGAATCAGTGAATGCGTAAAGCGGTTTGGTGGTCTGGCCGAGCGCGGCTGCAGCCTCGGGCGTGCCGGTGACCATGCCGCCGGGGGAATTCACATCAAGCAGGATGCTGGTGACCGAAGGATCCATGTCGGCTTTTTGCACGGCGCGGACAAGGCAATCGACATCCGCTCCCCCGCACATCATCTCCAACATATTGAGACGCTTGCCGATGACGCCATTCACCTGGACGATGGCGACGCCGTTCTGGACGTCATAGGCACTTGCCTCCATATCATCCTGATCTCCGTCGTTTTCGGTCGTCAGGAAAGAACTGATCGGCTGGGTCTGATGCGCCTCAAAGAGCGACTGGAGACGGCGATGGGCCTCGGGAAGAATGTGCCAGGGCGTGGCGTAGAGACGGGTGGCGATGCGTGCAAGCTTCATCCCCTACCCTCCGTGTCAAAAGGGAATCAGAATTTCTCGGCTCGCTTTTGGCGGGCCATCACGACGGACTGGCGAATCCTCATTTGCATGGAGTCGCGCCAGCTCCGGCTCTTGCCGTTCTTGCGCTCATACTCCCGAAGGTGATCCAAAACGCTGCCGCATCCCGAAACCTGCCTGTGCCCACCGTCCTGACAACTCGCCACCGTGAGCGGGCTTCCATTCATGGTGCCGCGACTCAGCCCCACATCCTCGAAAGCCCCGATCAGTGCGTTCAGATCTTCGGTCATGGAAGTTGTTAGTTGGATCCCGGGGCGGGATCTTCTTCTCCTGCTTCCTCGGCGGCATCGGGGGCTTGCTGAACTTTCAGCTCGGGGTAGAGGTCGCTCATGGACAAGCCGCGACTCTCCATCTCCTGTTTCCTCCAGAGGGCAAAATCCATTTCGCGGGAGACCTCTTCCTTGGCGTCTTGACCTTTCAGGTTATAGAGACGCTCGGTTGAGATGAGGCCGGTGCGGTGTTGCTCCAGATAGATGCGACCATCACGACCGAAGTCGCAGGTGATCTGCTCGGGAGGAACCCATGAGTGCGACCAGAATGCGGGATCCTGACACTTGCGGAGGCGTCCGGCCTTGATCTCCTTGGCAATCGTATAGACCCAATCCCGCGAGAGCCAGGTATCGACGAAATTGGCCTGCTCACTGGCGATCCATGCCTGGGCATCGGCCAGTACATACCTGACCCCAGCTCCGCCGAATTTGGCAATCGACCAGCCGAGGGCGTCGGAGATTCCGAGTCCCCAGCAACAATCCCGAATAAGCGAATTCTCGACGAACTCGACGGAGTTCGGGTGGGGACGCTGGTCGAGCAGTGTCCTGATGTCGTAGCCAGGGGGAACCTCTTTGATCTCGCCACCCATGCCGAAAACTTCGCTCGTGCGGATGCTCTGGAGGTTACCATTGGTATCCGAGCCGACGACCTGATCGGTCTGATACTTGCCAGCCAGGGCATCCATGATGCCGGGGGTCGCTTCCTTATCCGAGGAAGCAAGGTAATAGCCGATCTGGTTGCTGAGCTTGATGCCCTGCATGACCGAGGCATTCAGCTCCGTGATGTCGATAAGTTTATTAACCGCATGGGCAAGAGCGGAGACGCCACGGAACTGGCCGGGGCTTTCCTGATTGCACAACCAGACGACATTTTCAGCACCGACCCGCGTCGTCTTGGAGAAATCGTCATCCAGGAAGTAGAATGCCTGGGCGCGACCGAGACGATCCACAGCGATGCCGTCGTTCATTTTCTTGTCAAGGGTTCCGATCGGTTCCCCCACCTGTGTGCCGGAATAGAGACGACGAAGCGCCCCCCCGCTCTGGCTCTCGCTAAAGACAATGGCGGCATCCCCGTCTTTCTTCTGAGTCAAGTACGCAAGACGCTGCATTTGCACTCCGGTAAGGCGGGCCGAGACGTCATAAGTGGAAGCGCTGCGGGCGCGGCGGTTATACGCGGCATCTGCCAGGGCATTCCACTCGCTGTCACGGGTCGTGGCCTGCGGGGTGAATCCGTTGCCCACGACCATGTTGGTGATCGAGGTGAGCAGGCGTCGGGCCAGACCCATGTTCGCCATGAGATAATGCACCTTGCGGGCGATTTCGCGGCGGGTCCAGACGTTGATCTCATCCCGTGGGGAAAGTGTGGGCCAATAGATGTACCCCCTCTGCATGGAAGGGACGGCGGCGTCGTATCCATACGCAGCCTTGATCCGGGCCGGGCCGGTGCCTCCGGTCGTTCCGTTCGGAACTGCAGGCATGCCGGTGGGAGTGGAAGGGATCTTCGGGAGACCGCGACGGGTCGTTTGCCGTGTCGGGCGGGATGTCTTCTTGGCCATAAAAAACTAGGTGCGGACGAGGCGGTGACTGAAGTCGGCAATGACGGGTCCAGGCACGGGATCCAGCTTGCTTTCTCCGGTGACTCCGGTGACCGCTGCCTCCATGAGGAGCTTCTCAACGGCAAAACCGATGACGCTCTTTGGAAACGTCACCTCACCCGAGGAATGCACGCCATCATTCCCCAGCGTGGTCACGGTCACTTCCTCGGTGGCACACTGGAAGATCGTGTCCGCAAGGGCGGTGAGTTGATTCACCGTCTGGGTCCGGCGGAGGTATCGGGTGCAGTAGGTGACCTGCCCGTAGTTATTAAGACCAGAATAGTTCAGTGACATCGCTCCCCTAGGGGGATGTCAAAGAGAGGCCAAAGGGTGGCTGGAACGCTATAAAAGGGACTCGATGAATTTCCCGCGACTCTGATCGCCTCGCTGACGATCAAGTTTTGCCCAGGATTCCCGATTCATGGAAACGGATCGGGTGACGGATTGGCGGCCTTTGGCGTTTTTTCCTTTGGATCCAGCCGGACGACCTGCCCCCTTGCGGGGGCCTCCGTGGGTTTTTGAAACTATCATTTTTTTATTTCAAAAATGAATTTTACACAAAAAAACAGGAAGGCACAAAAAATTATCCATCCTGAACAATCCAATTGATGCCATCCTGGAAGATTAAAAATCATACAATCATTGATCGGCAAAAAGAGGCCTGATCTTTTAATTTTTGCTTGTCGGCTTCAGCTAGTGCGCCAGAGGTTGGGTAAATTGATGCGGCTTCAAGGTATAGGGAATTGGCTATTTCCCATTCATTCCTTTCCATTGCTTCAAATGCAAGAGCGCGAAGTTTGCTAGTTGTGCGAATGTTGTTCGTTTGCATGGTTCTTTTCTATCCCTCGCTTGATTTTCCGTCAACAACTTTTTATCAAGAAAAGGAAAGTTTTTTTGAACCCCTGAAAATTTACTTTCCGCCGGTCTTGGCGATCCAATGGGAAAGGACGGCCAGCTTGACGCAATCGCCGAAGTGATCCTCGCGGATCTCTTTCCAATACTTGGTAGTCCCTCGAGGTGTCCTGGTCTCCAGCAACTGCTGGCCGGTCAGCCCATGGATGAGAGCTGCCGGGGCGTCATCGGGAAGATGAAGCAGGGGGGCAAGGCGCTTCTCGATTTTTTCTAAATAGAGGCTGAGTTTCAGCGTGTAATCAACGTAGGTATGGAGGACGAGGCCACGGTGGGTTTTCACCTGGGAAGTGCTCCATGTGCCAAAAGAGGCAACGGATCCTTTCGACGGCCACAACTTCCCACGGCTGCGGACGCAGAGATCGTAGATGCGATCTGTCTGCCATCCTGAATCGACGATGCCAAAGCCGATCGGCCACTCGGAATCGCCGGTGCCTTTGTAGGTTTTTTCCTTTAGCAAGGTGAGCAGATCCTCGGGTGCCAGGACGGTGCCGCAATCCACCACCGCGATCTCTCCGTCGCGGGCGACCGCCGAGACGACCCAGTGGGTCTGGTCTTGTCCGGGATCCGCTGTGAGGACGAGGTAGCCGAATTTCTCCAAAAGAAACGGGGGAATCTGGCCAAGGCGGTATTCTTTGCACCGTAGGGCGTGAATTTTTTCCTCTTTCACATTCACGGTGCTCTCCTGATGCGGGAGAGCCATCCAGCCGTTGTTATAATCTTGCAAGCCGAACAGGTCGATCGACTCCAGGAATCGGACGGCGAGATTCCCAAAACTGCATTGAACGTCGGGTGAGTAGAATGAGTTCAGGTGATAGGAACGTCGTCCGTAGGGGGCGGATGGGTTGCGGGCGATCCATTCCCCCTGGAGCATCATGGAGGGCTTGTGATGATCTCGGATCTGGAACGCGCAATGGGGGCAACGGTAGTGGGCGGTCTGGCGGACCTTTTCCTTGTCCCAGATGCCGTCCTTTCCTTTGGCCTCGGGATCCCAACAGAGGGTCTTGTTCTCACCCTGTCCATGCTCAAAGGTGAATCGGCCACCGCACTCGGGGCATGGCACCTCGAAGTGCCTCTGGTCTCCGGCTTGAAAATCCAGCCAGAACTCGTGTTCGGCGGTGGTGGGGGTGGACATCTTGACCCGAAGGGATCGGGAAAAGGTCTTGGTGCGTTGTTCGGCCAATTTCATGGCGCTCGATTCATCGGTCGAAGCGCGGGCAAATTTGCAGCACTCATCCAAAATTAGCGTCTGGACGGGGCGGGAACTAAGTTGGCTGGGGGAGTTCGACCCGACCACGGTGGTCGTCTGGCGGGCGAACTGCATCTCCAAAGACTTCATGAGGTCTTTATTCTCAGGCATGTGAGCGGAGAGCGCGGGATTGTCCTCAATCAGCGGGATCCACCGGGTCTGACTCCATGACCGGCCAAGGGCTTCGGTAGGCATGACGACGAGTGTGGGTGATGGGTCATTTGCCAATTTGTAAGCCATGCCCATCATGGCGACGGTGGTCTTGGCACACTGCGACCCCCAGCAAAGCGTGAGGTCGGTGCATCCGCTCTCGGGGTGGAACTGACTGAGCGGCTCGCGCATGTAGGGCCGCAGGAGGGTGGAGAATCGACCGGGCTGATTAGGCGAGACGCGGGGGGAGAACTCGATGTTCTCCTCGCACCACGCGACCGGATCGGGCAACTCAGGCAGACTGAGATCCCCAAGGAACTCTCCCAAGAGATCGGTCATGATTTGATATTGATTCCCTGATTTAACTCGGGGCAGTAATGCCAAAATCCCCCTTCGATGACCGGAACGGTGGCAATAAATCGAGAACGATTGCGGATGAAGATTCTGACAAAATCGTCATTCCTAATGCGTAGGCGGATTTTCCCTTTGGGAAATCCTTTGAGACCAGGACAAGGAACACATCCGAAAGGGACGGGCTGAATACCACGCTTCACTCCGATCATTGTCATGCAGGAATCGGATCTGAGGTGTCGTACTTGCTGAACTCTTTCTCGACGGCGGCGAGTTGGGGCGTGAACCGGCTGCGGAGCCATTCTTGACATGCCTGAATTCCGAAAGCGGGGTCAAAGCTGTTCGCCCGGGGGCCGACCTCGGAGGGCATGTTGGCAAGGACTGCTCGGATCGGTTGGATAAACCGACGGCGAAGATCGGCGATCTGGGAAGCAGGGACGAGGCGACCGGCGGCGATCTCGGCGGTCTCGCGGGCTCGCTTGCTTTTGCGATAGCTTTCTTGGGCGTCTTTTTCGGCACGGCTCCATTGCGTTGCGTTGATGTCTCGGGAAGCCAGAAGTTCTCCATAGGTGGCGGCGACGCTTTGCCAGAACTGATAGGCTTCCCTCTCCATGCGGCGGGCTTTCTCCAGATCGTCCCCGCTATCCTCGAAGGGAGCCATCGGCGTTGCGTTGAGCGATTCAGAAGGGGAAATTTGACGTACAGGGGCGGCAGCGGTGCGGACGGCGGTGTTGGCCTGACGGGAAAGGAATTCCAGAAAGAGCGGATCCCGGCGCTGACGATGGAGCTGGGCCGTTCTTAGGGAGATATTTCTGGCCGAGGCATAAGCCTTCACAAGCAAGTGCTGGTCTCTTCCGTGTCGCATTCATCGTTTGCGTCATGTCAAAGAAAACGCAAGGGCATGGCACATGACGCAATGAGTGCGTCATGGCGGTGCGTCGGGGAAATTGCGTCTTTGCTCCGTTTTACAGTGGGAGACCCAATCAAGGCGACAATCCCAAGCAAAAAAAAGATTCCTTTGCAACATATTTTCCGCATCACGCCTAATGTTTTATGCGTTTGCCAATTAATCCGGGTGCTGGTGGTGCAGGTCACATGCGTTTCCACCCCAGTTCCATTGCGTGCATCATTTTCACAATTTCATCGAACGACCTCGGATCCCTTGAATTACCTGCACCACCTGCACTTCTTATATAATAAAGAGTTGAAGGAAAGAGTAATAGAAAGGGTGCTGGTCGTATTCGTGACCGCCACCCAAGGTGCAGGTGACCTGCACTTCCAAACGCCGCCAGACATCCCATCCTGCAAACCCCGCCCCCTTTTTTTCAATCCTCACCAACATAGTGCCGGTGACCTGCACTTGTGATCGACCAAAAAGGGCGCGGGAACGCAGAGCATGACGCCAAGATCAGGACACAAAAAAGCCCGATGTCAGCACATGCCGAGATCGGGCCCTGTTGTGATGTAAGGAGAGATCAGTCAGCGATCACGCCACCCTGTAGAGTCGAGCATTCCTGTTCCCCACCCGCTCGAACTTCACCGACCCAACCGACGAGTCAAAGCGGAAAACGCGACCATTGTACCCTGCAAAGAGTTTACCCATCCGACTGCGGGATTTGGGATAGATCTCGAACTGCCTGGACTCCTTGTCCAGCTTTCCGGCGATCCCCTCCTCGAACAGATTCTCATTCCTACAGATCCAGATCAAATCATCAAAAGAAATCCCCTCCCGGCATTTGAACTCGATCGCATCGCGGAAATACCCAGCGGCCAGCTTCTCCACCAGCGTCTTCATGTCGATACCCTCGGGATCACCGAAGTCATCCTTCTCAGGACGGCGCAGCGGAGATCCGAATCCCGCATGTTCCACGATCCCTCCAATGACGCGACTCCAGTCCTCGAACCCAACCAACCGTCCCGACCCCACCGGACGGCCAGCCGTGTCCCAGGCATGAACGAGAGACCAGAGAGCCGACAAGATCGAC